AAATATTAAAAGATTGGAGAAAGTTAAAAGAGTATTATCCTGAAATTAATTTATATGTTGATTTAAAAAATAATGAAAAAATAATTGATATGTATTGGCCGAAGATATTAATGGAAGTTGTTAGATTAATTAGTCACGGTGGATTAAAAGAAGGGGACATTAATTATGATAGTGATGTCAGTAGAGTGCAAGTAAGTGGTGGTAAATTGCCGTATTGCTTTGGATTAAGTAATTATGATTTTATAGACTGTGAAATTGCAGGTTCTATTAGCTTTTGCGACATTTTTAGATCACAAATTAAAAATGCAAATTTATTAAGGTGTAATTTATACCAAGGTTCTTCGGTTGAAGGAAGCAAAGTAGAATCATGTTATGTTAATCAAACATGTGAAGTTAAAAATAGTTATGTGTTTCAGTGGGATTCTGTTTTTAAAGGTAAAATGATTGGAGGAATATTTAGACATGGCCAAATAGGAAGAGAAGCAGAGTTTGATGACACTGAAATAATAACAAGTAAAAAAATTAATTAAAAATGAGTGATATTAGAAGCGGCGAAAATATTGATCTTACATCTGGAAGGATATATGCAGGTGATTGTTTAGAAACTTTTATTAATGAAATAGGTTCTGAAATAACAGGTGCATGTATGATACCTTTAAATTTACCAGATGCTGAAATTAGAAATATTATTAAAAGAGCAGTAAAATGGTTTAGAAAAAATTACGAGTATAGTTTAAAACAAAACTACTTTCATATACCTAATTCTATTTTTGATAGTCAAACTTTTAAAAGTAAAAGGGCTTTAACTTTTCCTAAAGAAAATTCTTCAGGTGCAGGTGAAGTTTTTTCAATATACGGAGTATATGATCTTGCATCTGGTTGGAATACAGGAGGTAGTGGATTAGATCTAAGATTTAGCAGCGGTGCTGATTTTAATATTGAAAAAATGTTTTTTAGTAATTCATTTGCTGGAACAGGAGCTGCTGAATCAGCTGAAGAGTTACAATACTATGTAATTAATCAAAGCTATTTTGACATGGCTCGTCAAATATTAGAAAACCCTTTAAGTTTTCACTATTCACAACTAACAGGAGAGCTTAAATTTATGGGAGATACTCCAAAAGGAGATGTAATTATCGAGTGTTACGAAAGTATCGAGAATTGTGCATTATATAATGATGAAATATTTTTTAGATATGTTGCAGCTAAGGTAAAACAGGCAGTAGGCGCTAAACTAGGAGTCTTTAAATTCTCTTTACCAGGTGGCGTTGAAATTGACTATGATGGTATTAAAGGCATGGGCGATGAGGAAATGGAAAGAGTACTTGAAGAAATTAAAGGAGATGAAGGTGTTGACTGGATGTTTCACTCCTAAAAAAATGGATAAATAATAAATGGAATTGTATATTAAAACATTCGGTGATCCTAATCATGATAAGAATAGAATAGATACTGAAAATGAAATTGGAAAATTATTAACTCAAATTGAAACTATCTTATTTACAAATAAAGGAGAAGTTTTAGGAGATTCTAATTTTGGAGCCAGTTTAGAAGATTTAATTTATGATTTTCATTATAACGAATTTGAAATAAAAAAATCAGTTAATGAACAATTTGAGAGATATTGTCCTCTTGCTGAAAAATATAATGTAGAAGTAGATGTTACTTTTAGTAAAGGTAAAGAAAGAGACATTGCTCAGTTAAACGTAACTGTAGATGCCAAGTATATGGTAGGTGTTAAAATATAAATAAAGAAATGGCAGATTTAAAATTTTTAGATAAAGCAAGAATTACTTCAACTCAAATAGTAGAAGATACTAGAAGTTATTTATCTAGGACATATAAAAAGGCAGGTAATTATTTTACAAAAGCTTCTCCATTTTCTCAAATATTAGAAGTAATGTCTGAGATGAATGAGTTGTTGATGTATTATATAGAAGACTCAACTGTAGAACAAAACATATATACTGCTCAACAGCCAGAATCAATAAGAGGTTTAGCAAGACTTACAGGCCATGACTCAACCAGAGGATTTGCGGCAGTTGGAGAAATAAGATTTAGATGGAAACCTGGTGTAAGTGGTGAAATTGCAGGAGGAAATCTAATTATTAGTCCAAATACTAAAATACAATATGATAATAACGGTTTACAGTATTTTTTAAGAACAGATAAAGACGAATTTTTATTACCTAAAAGTAGTAGTAATTGGGTAAGAGCCACTATAATACAAGGAGAACCAGAATCGCAAAAACAAACAGGCACTGGTGAAAGTATGTTAAGCTTTAATATTAAAACCGGAGGAATGACCGATCATAACTTAGTTAAAGTATCAGTTAATGGAGAACAATGGACAAAGTTTAACTCATTATATGAAATGCTTTCTTCTGATAAAGGTTATTTAATTAAAACAGGAATTAGCGGAGGACTAGATGTTTATTTTGGAACTGGGAATTTTGGAGTAATTCCTAAAAGTGGATCATCTATAGAAATAGAATATATTAAATGTCAAGGAGCTGAAGGAAATCTTAATCAAGCAGGTGATTTAACTTTTAAATGGCTAGATGAAGGAAAAGACAGCACTGAAGAAACTTATGATTTAAACGAATTATTAGATTTTGAAACAACAACCTCTCCTTTTATGGGAGCAAACGCAGAAACTGTTGAATTTACAAAATTAATGGCACCACTTGCTAGTAAAAGTTTTGTTCTTTCTAATCCTGACAATTACGAGTATTTTTTAAGTAGATATGCTCAATTTAGTTATTTAGATGCTTATAATACGACAAACGATGGGTATTTAGATGATGATAATGTAATTTATATTTTTGCTATTCCAGATTTAGAAAAGAGATTATTAAGTGGTACTGATTATTTTTCAGTTGATGAAAGCGAATTCTTTTTTGGTAAAGATGAAACTGATAGAATGTTAGGTGTTATAGAAGATAGTGGACAGCAAATGGTTACAAGTGAGGTAATATTTGTACAACCAGAAGCTGTTAAATATAGAATGGATATTTCCATTAGATGGTTTGAAGGTTTTAAACAAGAAGATATATTTAATGATATTAGATCAAGTATTAGTAATTATTTAACAAAAATAATTAGAAGAGATAAACTTCCAAAAAGTGATATTATAGCTTTATTAGAAGGGGTTGAAGGAGTAGATGCTGTTAACATTCAATTTGTTTCCAGTGTTGAAGAAGAAGCAAGAAAAAATGGATATTACACTTATACTGAAGTTACAGTAGTTCCTACAACACCTGAGTTAGAAGGAGCAGAAGGAGATCAAAAAAGATTAGTATTCTTTAAAAGAATTGAAGAAGTTAAAAAAGTTACTTTAAATAATCCTGAAATGTTAGTGCCTATAACTGGGACAGAAAAACAAATTGAGGATTGGTATAATAAAATTGGACTTGATAGATATGGAGATATAATTTTAGATAAACAAGAAGTTGCAGTATTTAGAGGAGGTTGGGAAGATAGAGACGGCAATTTAGTAAAAGATGAGCCATCTATTGGAGAAATGGCTTCTTTATCTGTATATTTTGATAATCCACCAGTACCTAGAACTATTTATACGAGAGTTCAGGCAGGAAATAGAAAAGCGTTATAATGAGCTTATATAAAGATTTATTTAGATATAAAAAAGTAAAGTTTTACGACTCTACAAAAAGTATTAAAGATGAAAAAAAGTATTTAGGTTTAGATTATGAAAATAATTTAATTCAAAATTTTGTTTCTAGTCATATTATTAGAAATCAAACAGTAGGTGAATTTTTAAGTTTTTGTACTGATTATTTTTATAATACAATAAAACAAGTTAGAATAATGAAAAATTGGAAAAACTATACTTCTAAAAAATATGATAAAAATATAAGATAATGTCAAAATACTCACATTTAAGATTTTTTAATGGTGTTGAAAATGAACTAAACCTTGACTATGATTCTGTAAATGAAAAGTGGAATGGAACTGTTTATTTAAATGAAGTATCTACAGGACTTTATGAAACTTTTAATCTTTTTATACTAGAAGAATTAGTAGATTCAAATGGCCAAATAGTATTTGGTACCCCTATATCTAATAATAGCAACGGATCTAACTTTAGTTTTTCTTGGAAAGACAATAGATATTCTAGTAAAGATATTTTTTTATATTCTTCATTTTTAGAAAATGATATTATAAAAATAAAAAACTTAGATTCTTTAAACATCGAAGTGTTAGATCATTCTAACGTAATATCTACAATAGAAGGTTTAAAAACAATATCTTTAAATAAACAAGATGCTATTCAAGCTAATATAGCAATTTCTTCTTTAACCGAAGATAGACATGAAAGAACTTTAAATATAATAGATGATTTTGATAATCATATAATAGCAGAAATAAAAATATATGGTGAAACTATAGGAGAAGATGAAAGAATGAAAGATCTTCTTCAAAATTTTGGAGCTACATTAGATGATGGAGATTTTATAATATTTAAAGAACACGATGTTAATGAAATGGGCATAGATTGGTCTCTAATGAATAGAAAAAGAAAAGAATTGTTATTAGAGCTACACAATATTAAACCGTTTATTGGAACTTACAAGGCAGTTCTTAATGCAATTGATTTTTTTGGGTATAATAATATTACTTTAAAAGAATATTGGTTAAATATAAACCAAAACAGTAATGGATTTGGAAAATTAAAAGCTGTGCCGGTACCAGATACTAATACAGGTTTTAGTTATAAAAAGAGAAAAAAGTTTAATTTACCGTCTTCTACTATGAAGAAGACAAGTAGATTTTCTTTAGTATATAAATTAAATAAACCTAATGGGACGTTTGATTATTGGGATATTCCTAATGTAGAAGAGGTTTTTGATTTTACACCAGAAGACATCTTAATAAAATTATATGGTCTAAAAAATAAATTACAGAGAGAATATCTTCCGCTTCAAGCTAAAATTATTGATATAACAGGTGAGGGAGACTTTTTTGATCAAAAAAATATTAATATATGGAATAATCAACAACCTATTACTGTATTAAATGAGGGTAAAAAAGTAGAGTTTAAAATATATCCTGAAGATAAAAAATTACATATTGAAGATTATCAGCTTATTAATAAAAGTGGAGCATTAATAGATGATAGCGGATCTAATCCTAGTTATAACGTTATTAAAGAATTTGGCGATTTAGTTGAAAAAGAATATGAGATAATACTATCTGATTTTGTTGATTTTTATGATAATTATTACAAAGATAAAAAAGAAACTTTTAATAATAATACAGCAGATTTACATTCAATACCTGTAGGTTGTCCAATAGTTTTAGAATGTACTTCACTTCCACAAGAATGGGAATATGCAACTTTTACATGGAACGACTCAAAAGATTCTACTATTAATTGGAACAACTGGTGGAAGCAACATGTTTATGAATTAGAATGGATTATTAAAGGTCCTAAAGGATATGAACAAAAGTCAAAAGGATCTATAGGTTATTATGAATCTGATGGAACATTTCACCCTGGGTTTTTAAAATTTCCTGCTATATTACCTTACGAAGGAAAATATAGCGTAGAATTAAGAATGTATGACTTGTATGGTTTTATGAGTTTTAGAAAAGAATCAGATTTTTTTGAAGTAAATTTAAAACCTTTAGAAGTATATGGTATTTATCAATGGAAAGAAGAAAATAAATGGAAAAATTGGAAGACTGAGTGGAATAATTCAGGAGGATATTGGAATTTTCCTAGCGAAAATAAACAATTGGTACAAGATAGTTTTCAATCTCTTTATCTTACAATGGATAGGTCAAATTACATACATGATGAAAGTCAAGGTATTAAATTTTCTACAGTTCGTAGATACGTAGATCATGATTTATCAAATCCAAATGGGTTTAAAGAAACTACAGGACCATTTATATGGGATGAAATGGATCCTATAAGGTGGTTAGATGGAAAACATAACTGGTGGAACGCAACTAGGATAGGTTCTGATTTAGCTTCTAGTTTTAAAATAAGAGACATAGATCAAGGTTCTGTATTAACAATAACACATGTTAATCCTTTAACTGGAAGTACTGAAACAGGGACTCATTTAATTTCTAGTATAACGCCTGCAAATAAGTTTGATTTAACTGCATGGAATAATGTAGCAAATGAATTAAATTCTTTAAACGATCCTATTATTAGTAAATTTAATTTTAATCCAGTATTTGAAGACACTAACGATGATGGAATTAATGATGAATTTAAATTTTTGATTTGTGTAGGAAAAGGATATTCTAAAAATTATGATTTTAAAACGGTAGATTTAAATTTAAATAATATAGGAAGTGGATCAGGAAGTGGATCAGGAAGTGGATCAGGAAGTGGATCAGGAAGTGGGCTATTAAATCCAGTTTATGGAAAAATACATTGCAAAAACTACAATCCTACATTTGATAGTGTTCGTATAATTAACGGTAGCGCAAATTTAGAAAGATCAACACATGTTACCTTTTCTTTAGATAAAACTGAAATGCCAGGTATAAAAAATCCAACATGGAAAATATATAAAGATACTAACCAAGATTTTAATGATATATATTATGATAATATGTGGTTAACATATATCTTTAAAGAGCCTGGTTCTTATAGAATATCGGCAGAAGTTGAAGATACAAATGGCAATACTAATATTGTCGAAAGAAATATGATAATTGTAAAATAAAAAATAAAAATATGGCGGTTACAGAAATTTTAGGAACAGATTCGCTCTCATCATCAAGAATTACTCTTAATGATAACTTTAGTTCAATTGAAGATGAAATAACAAGTTTAAAAGGATATTTAGATACAACAGCTGGAACTCTTTCAGGTGTTACTATAAGTACTTCTCAAATTACTATTGATGGAGGAACAAGCATAGATGCTAGTTCTGCAACAATAGGAGTTACTACTACCTTTAACGGTGCGATTAATATTAACAATGCATTAATAAAAAATAGCGTAAGTGGAAGCGTGTCAAGCCCTTTAACTGCATTACCTGCAAGTTTTGTATTTTCTACTTATTTTATTGATCCAGCATCTAGTTTAGCTCTAAGTGCTAGTTCGATTGACGGTAATGAAATCACTTTAATATCTACAGGAAGCGGTACAGTTACTGGAACGTTTGGAGGAGGAAATACTCTTACTTTTGCAGGAGCTAATGAAACAACTACGCTGAGATCTTTTAATAGTGTATGGTATATTATTAATTCTTACGGAGTAGTAGTTTCTTAAAAAAAAATAAAAAATAAATGGCCACACCTTTAGTTAGAATACCACAGGTACAAGGAGGAACTATGTATGCTTTTTCAAGTGGTACAAAAGACCTTACTCGAGCATTTAATAATCCTGATATGAAGTTTGAGTTTAGTAAATATGCACTACTAGACATTCCTAACTTTCAAACACCTGTAAATGGGTCTAATAATGTTCAATTTGAAAATTTACTAGATTATTCAAGCGGTGCGTATGTTCCTACAGGGAATGCAGGTAGAGATTTTGCAATTACTTTTCAAAATTATGCTCTTAATTTAGAAGAACTAATTTTACAAGATGATGATTTTGATTCATCTCTTTATAGTACTGATTCTGAAAAAATATTTTTTAAATGGCTAGAAAAATTAGGAGCAATTAGATTTAAAGCTGCTGATTCTACAGAATCATCTACGTCAGGTCTATTAACTGAAAAATTAAATGCTTCAGGAACAGGAACTGATTATGAAAAAGTAGTAAAATATTTAGGAAGCATTGACGTAGGAAATGATATACAGTATAAAGGAAATGCATATCATGAGGTTTATATTAACGTGCCTTCGAGCATAGGATATACACCTACTGTTTTATTTAAGAATAGCAAGTTTAATACTACTGATAACAAGATGTATGCTGATCCTGAGATAAACGGAAGGTCTGGTCAAACGCACCCAGATCCTAATATGACATTAGAATCATTAGTTGATGTAGATGGAGCTACACCTTACTACGATATAGACTCAAACACTACAACTTCTC